GATTCGACTGGCGCAGTAACTGCTGCGCAACAAGCAATCTACAATCAAAATGCATGGAATAATACTCCATCTCCTGTCAAGGGAATTAATGCACAAGACAATACTGCAGGCCCTGTATGGAGTGCTCAAGCGAATATTAATAGCGTTCAAGGTAAGACAGTATATCTTGATGTCGTTAAGCGTGTTATTGGGGGAGCAGCAGCAGCCCTCGGTTTTAAAGATGGTACCGACTTTCACGAAGGTGGGCTTGCTATGGTAAATGACCAGCGGAATGCGGTCTATAAAGAAATGGTAACCTTACCAGACGGAAGCTCATTCATACCAGACGGACGGGATGTTGTACTCAACTTGCCTCGTGGATCCAAAGTATTGCGAGCTGATAGAACTAAACGATTGATGAAAAATCTCGGTTTCCCAAGATATGCGACTGGTGTCGGAATTCCAGAAGATGCGAAATTCTTGAAAGAAATGGAACATGCAAGAAAGCAATTCTCATTCACTAGTGAGACTGTAAACAGTTATAGTGGTGAAAATATCGTTGCTGAGATCGCAATTCTGAGAGCAAGTTTAGAGAAGATCCTTACTGCTATCCTTGAAAAGCCATCAGATACATACTTAGATGGCGATGTCTTAGCTCAAAATAGCTATCAGAGGTATTCTAAAATCATGGCAAGGGAGGGAATCTAATGTTTAACATGATTATCAATGGTTTTAATACTGGAACAATCCCAAACTGCTATGTGACAGATTTTGGAGAGGACCAGAGCGCAACACCTAGATTTGAAACCAATACAATTTATGGAGCAAACGGGGACTACAACCTATATGATGGTGCTTATGACGGATATGATAAGACAGTCAGTTTATATGTTGTCAAAACAAGTGAAATTGAAACCATTATCAATCAATTTAAGCCAGAAGAAAATAAGATTGAGTTTAGTCATCGACCAGGTTCTATTTTCTATGCTGACTTTCAAAGTGCATCCTTTAAACAAAACGGAATCCACGCTTGGTCTCTTGAAATTAAGCTTAAGATGCATCCATTCAGGTATTCAAACGATGAAACAGAGCTTGTTTTAAATGGTAATGGTACTGTAAATAATCCAGGAACTGTTTATTCAGAGCCAATCATCACTATTGAAGGCAATGGAGATGTGACACTCACAATTGGAAAGCAAGTCATGGAACTTACAATCGATACAAAAGCTGTAATTGATTGCCGTCATAAAAAACAAAATGTTTATGACAAAAACGGAAATTTAAAAAATACATTAAGGACCAGAGGAGGTTTCTTTGAATTAGTTCCAGGAACTTCTGGGGTTGTCGTATCGGGAACAGTTTCAAAAATCAAAATCAAAGGGAATTGGAGGTATAAGGTATGATCTATCTACAAGAGGGAAATTTTCCTCTTAACGAGGCTTTTAGTCCAGAAATCTCTCAAGAATCCAACAGTACTTATCAACTTACTTTCAAATTCCCTACGTCTGATTCAAAATGGGAGCTACTCACGCCTGAAACTGATCTAGTTGCAGACGATCTGCATGGAGAGCAGTACTTTACAATTTTTGAAGTGGAAAAACAACATGGTTATATTACTGTCTACGCAAATCAAATTGCCACACTTTTAAATAGTTTTTCAATCAATACAATCAATGTTGATCGGGTGAATGGTGCCACTGTGATGAATGCACTTGTTTCAGCTTTCAAAAGAGAAACACCATTTACATTTTTCTCTGACGTAACGTCAAAGCATACTCTCAATCTAAAAGATATCTCAGCGATGGAAGCATTAGCAAAAGACAAGCATTCCATCGTTGGACAGTGGGGTGGAGATCTTGTTCGTGATAAATACAGTGTCCGATTGCTTGAACATGGTGGGATCGAAAACGAATCATTGTTTGCCTATAAAAAGAACATGAAGTCGTTTCAAGAGTCGAAGTCCACCAAGGAGTTGAGGACACGGATCCATTTTAAAAAGGTTATTGAAGCTCACGAGGAAGGGAAGAAGGATCAGATCCTAACCGTGACCGTTGATAGTCCGCTGATTAATAAATACAAGCATATCTACGAAGCAGATATGGAAGTACAGGATCAGGATGTCGTTGATCAGAAAACACTTGAAGAATATGGGAAACGCTATTTTCATGAGACACTATGCGACATGATTGAAGAAAGCCTTGAAATTGATGTTGTAGGCCAGGCAGATCAACCAGTACACATGTTTGATATAGTGAACATCTTCCATGAACGATATAATGTTGATATTCGCAAGAAAATCACAAAATATAAGTTTAATCCAATGAGCAAGAAGCTTGTCAGCATTGGTTTTGGTGAAGTATCCAGGTCTCTAGCTGAATCTATTTCTGGAGTAGTGAATGATTCTGTTGATAAGAAAATGAAATCTTATGATGCGGAATACGAAGCAAAAGTTCAGAAGCTTGTAGACAATGCAAATGCTGAATATAATAAGCAGTCAAATGATCTGAAGCAAAAAATCACTGATGGAATTGAGCAGGCAAAAGCACAAGCTGAAGTTGTCAAGCAGGAAATTTCAAATTCAATTGATCAAAAAATAACAGCTGCTAACACGATCAATAAAAATGAGATTAAAGAAGAGTTCAATGCGAAATATGGCGACATCGCTGTCAAAATGGAAGGGCTAAAGTCTACAACTGACCAATTAAAGACCAGTGATGCAGATATTAAGAAAATAATCAATGACTTCAAAGCTCAAACACAAAGTCAATTTGTCGGTGTCCAAGGCGCTCAATCACGCTTTGAGCAAACGACTGAGAAAGCTATCTCTGACTTGACCAATGTTGCCAATGGAAAAGCAGACCGTTCTTATGTGGAACAGACAGTAAATGGGTTCAAAGAGCAGTTCACTTTAATTGGAACAGAAGGTGGACCAAATATGCTCAGAAACTCAAGAGCAGATGAGGGACTGAAATATTGGAATAGTAACGGGAAGATGAATTTCACAGCTCATGAGTTCTATTTCAATGGTCAAAAGAAAATGTTTCAGTTAGACAAAGGTGCTATAGTCACAAGCCCACGCTTCATTATTAAACGTAATACAAATTATATGCTTAATATGACAGGATTCGATGCAAAATCAAGATCTTTTAAGATTTTGTTGTGTAAACGAGTAAAAGGGTCCACAAGAGACTATGATGAAAAACAAGAAATTTTCTATGCAAAAGGAAATCCTATTTTTGATTCTAGTCGAGCTGTAAAAAAATCATTCAAGTTCAACACAGGAAATTATGATGAAGGTTTTCTTCAGTTTGAATACGAAGATCCGAATGTATCATGGTGGGCTGGTTTGTTCATGACAGAGCTGGACCTTTACGAAGGAGAAAATGACCGAAAATGGCAGCCTGCACCCGAAGATCAAAACTATTTGATTGATCAGGCGCAAGCAACATTTACCAAAACAGTAAATGGCCTTTCCACTCAACTATCTAATCTTGAGCAAAAGACAAACCCAAACGGTGAACTTGAGCAGCGCATGCTGACATACTCTGAGAAGGCTGCCGTGGACGCTTTGAAAGCAACAAGGCAGATTCTGGAACAAGGATATATAGCAAAATCTAAGTATGACGAAGATGTTGCTGGAATCAATCGAAGATTTGAAAGTGTTGCAACAGACAGCACACCAGAAAATCTTGTTAGGTTTGCGGATACATTAACAGAATACAGTGTGTCCAATAATAATAATAATAATAGACTTTCAAGGCCCGAAGACGGAATCTTCAAAATGAAAATAGATGGAGCTTCATCCAATACTTACTTAGGCCCATGCTTGCCAATCTATATTGATCGTATCCTACAAGGTGATGTCTACTCTATCGCATTTGATTATATGATCAAATCTGGTGTAGAAGTAGATCAAGGCCTTGCATTTGCTTTGAAAAATCACTCTAACAATACAGCTATATTTGGACAAGACTTTGCAAGCAGAGACACTCAAAAAGATCAGTGGATGAAAGCAGAGTTTCATTTTACTGCTGATCGTGATTTTGAGTTTAACAAAACAGGAAACTATCCATTTTACATTTATGCTATTAGAAACGGAGAATTTTGGATTCGCAATCCAATCCTAGTTCGTGGCTCTAAAATTCCAGCATTTAGACCAAGTCCATTGGATAAAGCTGGAACAGCAGATACTAAAATTGAAGCTAAAATAGCTGAATACAAGCAGACAGTAGATGGACAATTTACGACAATCACCAACCAAATAGGTGACATGTTGCGAAAAACTGATATCCAGATCACTCCTGGTCAGATCAGTTTTGGTGTTGGTAAGGAAATTAGTGGAAGAACTATCAGTTCCTTGCTTGTACAAGAACCAGAAGCTATTGCTTTGATCGCAAAATTGATAAAAGTAAAAGGTGATATGGTAGTTGATGGATCTATTTTAGGCCGTCATATCGCAAGCGAGAGTGTCGAAACTGGCCACATGAAGGCAGGATCAGTCACTACACCAATTTTGGCCTCAAACTCAGTTACGGCCGATAAGGTGTTGGTGGATTCGGCTATGATCAATAAGCTTGTGTCAAATCAAGCTTTCATCAGAGAGTTAACTTCTCAGAAGTCTTTTATCACTCAACTTTCTTCGATTGATATTGCTGCAAATCGTTTTACTGGCGAACGCATCCAGTCATCAGATGGATCTCTCATCTTTGATTTAGTTAAAAATAAATTAACTATGTCAAACGATACAGCGGCTATTGTGCGAGAAGATGCAGGATATCCAACTCAATTCATACGATATGAGTCTTCGATCGAAAACGGACAAAAACATTCCAAAACAATCATTGGTAGCAATCGAAATGGCTCAAAAAATTGGAATTCCGTATCATTTTCTGGGATCGTAATTGATAACAACTCGAACAATAGTGTTGATAAAGTTTTTCAGTATGGGGACTACAACTACATGCGTCATGCTTCGTCTGATGATGGCTGGAACTTTGGCGTAGTATCTCAAACGTTAACTCCTGGGATTTGGAATAAAAACTCCGAAATTTGGTGCAGGCATTATGTAATACCCAAAGTAACATCTAAAGATACTGATAATCCAACGACTTTTATACGTTTAGATGAAAGTGTAGCCGCTTTGTGGAAGTTATTTGAACATTTAAACGGGCAAGTTTCAATGACTGGCGCAATGCATAAAAAAATAACACAAATGGTTAACGATTTTGGATATAAACGGGATCATATTATATAAAGAGTTAAAAAAATGAACGAACAAACTTATGTAGCCATCATCACAGATTTAGCAAATCAATTGGCTAACAAATCAATCAATGAAGCCGAGTTTAAAGCTCGATTGACTGAATCACAGGAACATGTAGCACAACTTGTAAATGAAGTTGAAAGCTATCGCTCAGTCCTAGAATCTGATAAAGATTTGAAGGACCTTTTTGAAGAAGTCAAAAATAAAAAAGAGGTGAATAAATAATGGATTACAAAGTACAGTTTAAAGCATACGATGCAGTAGCTGATACCACAAAAGTAGCCATCAAGCAGGATTTTCCTTATCGTGTTTTTGAGGAATTTCTTCCAAAGAATCGCACGACAGATGAAGACTCTGTGCTAGTTGAAGCCGTTCTCAATATCGTTCGCATGGAACTTGATACATCGGGAGCAATTGTAGCCATTAAGAAAGAGCTTGACAAGTCTGTCGAAGCTAACAATGATGCAATTGCTAAGATTCAGGCTCTCACGAAGGATAATGAGGTGAAAGCGAACCAAATCCAGAAGATTAAGGATGTTGCTGATTGGAACCTTTTGGCCCGTGTAACGGATGTTGATAATCCAATGGATCCTACAATCTTTAAGCGTGGACTTGAGTTAGTAGATCTTGGACAAGTTGGGAAGACTTACCAACCGCAAGAAATCTTCACTCTTGAAGATCAAAGCCATACAGAAGCTTTTGGAGAAGGCAAGCGTGTCATGATCCAAGTGAATAAGCCATTCACCTATCAGGGCGAAACCTTGGACCAATTGAACAGCCTTTACCAAAACGGTAAGATTGGTATCTGGAAATGGACGAAGCCTAAAGAAGAAAAACCAAGTGCTTCTACAGCAAAACCAGCAACAGAAACAACAGAAACAGCAGAAAAACCTGCTGTATAAACAGATTGGAGCGTGATTTATGGTACATTTCACACCAGAGGACATCTCAATGATTGTAGGATTTATTGGCGTTCTGCTGGGAATTTACGGCAATTTTAAAGGTACAATTATTGCGCAGGAAAAGCGCATGGTTGTAATGGAAAAAGATATTGAGAATATGCGTGATTTTCGTTTGACAGCCGTTAGGCGTCTTGATAATCATGATGAGCAAAATAAGTCTCTATTAATTCTCGCAGAGCAAGTCAAGGCTTTAAGTGAGGATATGAAAGAGTTGAAAGCTCTCATTCAAAGTAAAAACAATTAAAATAAAAAAAGAGGTAACATTATGAACAAAATCAATTGGTCAGTACGTATCAAGAACAGAAACTTTTGGCTTGCACTTGTGCCAGCCTTAGCATTACTATTTCAAGCATTTGCCGATATTTTCGGCATCAAATTGGAATTTGGGCAAACCATTGATAAGATCCTGGTATTTGTCAATGTGTTGTTTGCCTTCCTCATTTTGGTCGGAGTGGTGAATGATCCAACAACGACAGGATTGAGTGATTCAACTCGAGCACTTGGTTATAAAGAACCTAGTCAAGATTAAACTATTTTTACTGGCAACCATCTATTTTTGGGTGGTTGCCTTTGATTTTAGAAAGGATATAAAATTATGACTGTACAACAATCTATCGTTAACGGTTTTACTAGTCGACGAGGACTAATTACATATTCAATGTTCGGCTCTCGCAACGGTTCAGACGGAACTGGGGACTGTTCGGGTATCATGTCACAAGTTTTAAAGGAAGCTGGTATTCCAATCCAAGGCTTACCATCGACTGTTACGCTTGGCCAGCAACTCGCAAATAATGGCTTTTACCGTGTAAGCCGTAACCAAGACTGGACCGCTCAAACGGGCGATATCGTTCTTATGAGCTGGGGTGCTGATATGTCATCTTCTGGTGGTGCTGGTGGCCATGTCGGAGTTATGATGGATGGTACATACTTTATTTCTTGCGACTACTCAACGCAAGGTGCAGCAGGACAAGCCATTAATACTTACCCGTGGGACGACTATTACGGCTGGAATAAGCCAGCTTATATTGAAGTTTGGCGATACGCAGACTCAGCACCTCAAACTAACAATCAAGCAAACACAGCCGTACGGCCTCAAGAAAAGGCTTATTACGAAGCAAATGAAGTCAAATACGTTAACGGTATCTGGCAAATCAAGTGTGATTATCTCGCACCAGTCGGTTTTGATTGGACCGAAAACGGTATTCCTGTTTCAATGGTGAATTGGGTCGATAAAGACGGAAACAACTTGCCAGATGGGGCAGACCAAGACTTCAAAGCTGGAATGTTCTTCTCGTTTGAGCAAGACGAAGTCCATATCACAGATACAGGAAATGGTGGTTATTACGGTGGCTACTATTGGCGATTGTTTGAGTTTGGCCAATTTGGCCCAGTATGGCTTTCTTGCTGGGATAAGGACGATCTAGTAAATTATTATCGTTAAGGTGGTGAATTATGCAAATTAATTCAACAAACCTAAAACAGTTTGAAGGTGGAGCAGTAGTCAAACAAGGAGACTCTGCCTCCACTTTTGGATATTGGTTATTAGATGAGCAGATGAATCCTATCAATGACTTAAACGGTATGAATGCAACAATTAGGATTTTTAACCAAAATGGAAAAGCAACATTTGCAGGTACAGTTGAAAATTCAAAAGTTACTTTTAAGATCAACAAAGTTCTCCCCGTTGGTTCTTACATAGTCGAGGCAGAATGTGACGGATATATTTTCCCAAGTGATCGTTCTGCAAGGCTAGAAATCACCCAGTCAGCTGAAAAATTTACAAGTGAGTCAGAACTTGAACTAGTGAAAAATAATGTTCGGGATGAAGTTGCTAAATACATCAATGACCATCAAGGAGCTGGAGTCGTTGACGAATTGCCAGACCTTACTACACTATACAATCTAGCTAAAATTTAGGAAGGATACTAAATATGACATTAAATACTGAAAAACTAACACAATTCGCTCAAGCAGTCGGACAGGATGTGAAGCAAATCAAGTTAGATGTTGCTGATAAGGCTTCAACATCAGCAATGACACAAGCAATTGCTCAAGCTAAGACAGACGTTAAAGCTGAAATTTTGGGTGAGGGCGTGCCAGAACAACTTGATACGTTGAAAGAAATTGCTGACCATATCGCTGCAACAGGCGGTTCAACAGACGGAGCTATCGTCTCTAAAATGACCGAGCTTGGTCAGAAGTTTACCGATCTTGAGACAACCGACCTTGTTTCTGCTTACAACTCAGCGAAAGCGTGATTGAATGAGCATGAGAAACCTTGAAAATCTAGCTACTGAAGTTGGTAAGGACATCAAGGACATTAGAACACGCTTTGCAACCAAAGACGAAGTCTCAAAGAAAGTGGATAATAGCGTATTCGAGAAAGTCGAACAGCTATTGAAAGATGGTAATAAGATTGAAGGTTCTGTTTGGCTCTGGAACAAAAACATGGGCACTTTTAACTCTAATGAATGGTTCAGATACAAGCCAATTCCTGTCAATAAAGGCGACAAGTTTTACTTACTGAATATCCGTGGGGTATTTAGCTATGTTGTTTCAAAAGGCGGAACACGCTTATTAACGAAATTCTCACAGTCAGATGATCTGGTCACTACCGAGTATGTAGCTAGTGAAGATGCTATCCTTTACATCACATCGAAGCCAAACGAAAACGCTAAAGTCTTTAATGCTTCGCTGAAAGAGTTGAAGAACGCAAACGTAGACTTTGCAAATCTTCCAAATGATTATATCTCGTTGAAAATTCCTAAACTTTCGCTCGATATTCAACCAGAAGAGTTGAGCTTTGTCGATGTTGTGAAGCAAATTCTTGACGAGAAGACTTTAAAAGTTGGTAAGGCATGGTCTGGTAATGGTAATGGCACTTACGACGCTGGAACATGGGGTACTTATCCAGCGGTTAACTTAAAAGCTGGAGTCACTTACGGATTGAAAAACATCCGTGGAGTGTTCACGCATTATTTTGACAAGTCAGGTAGTAAAATCCTTAGTTTCTCATCTAAAGATGAGCTAATCACAAGAGATTTCACACCAACTGTTGACGGATATATCCTTATTAGTCGCCAAACAATTGATAAACCGTCTAAAATCTTCCAAGGCAGCCTTAGTAGCGCTAGAAACCTTGATGCCCTCGAATATGGTGCAAGTGCGATTGCTTCAAAAGTACCGTTCATCATTCCAGATAACAGCACAACACAATTTGGTTTAGATATCACAGGCATTGATACTACGCAACAAACGACTGTCAATAACCTCAGCTATATGTCACCTATTAAAAAATGGGAGAAAAGCCGTGGGTTTATTGATACGATTAACGTATATGTGAAACAAGCTGGCACATACAACTTTGCGATTGGGAATATTGACCAAAACGATTTGATTGTATCCCCTCGAACGTTCCAAAAGCAGTTGAACGCTGGATATAATACGCTAGATGTTATCAATGAAGAACGAGAGATCTTCTACGGTGAACAGTTGTTTTTTGAATCTCATGATAATACAGTCTATGCTGCTAAAGGTGAACGTAGCTTAATTCAAGATGCACAGCACGTTACGAATAACGCTGGTTATTCTGGTAAGGTCATGTATGAAACGGATAACGCTATTCCGTTCAACTACAAAGTCGCAGATGAAAGCACAAAGGAAAAGGCTGAAATCTTGAAGCAGAAAGTCGATAAGATTGAACCAATCGTGTCTGGCTTGGAGCTATTTAAGAAAACACCTATGCTGGTCAGTCCGAATGGCACTAAATATCGCTTAATTGTAGATAATAGTGGTAATCTATCAACCGTATCAAGTATTCCTAACAAAGTTGCAGTATTTGGTAACTCAATCTTGAGCCACCCTTGGCTTCAGGGCATGGGTATGGCCGCAAGCGACCCTGATAAAGACTATTTCAGCTTGATTAAGAGTTACATCTTATCTAAAAATCCAAGCGCTAGTGTAGTCCGTGGGAACGGTTCAGATTGGGAGTCAGAGCCAAGCAAACGTAAAGAAGTATTCGACAGTAAGATGAAACAATCCTTGAGTGCTGATACAGATATTGTTATCTTGCAATTCGGGGATAATCTTAACACAGACGAAAAACGCAAAAACCTTGAAACTGACATTCCAAATCTTGTAAGCTGGATACGTGCCGTTTCACCTCGTGCGCTCATTTATTGGGTAGGTATCTATTATGCTTCGCCTGACTTCTTAGAGCGTGTAAAACGCATTTGCGAGCCATTAGGTATTACGTTTATTGATATCTACAAATATTCAAAAGATGCCATCTATAAATCTGAGATGAACAAAGTTCTTCGATTGCCAGACGGTTCTAACTACACAATTACCAATCCAGGTGTAGCAAGCCACCCAGGGGACTTGGGACACAAAGCAATTGCAGATGAAATTATTAAGAATTTCTTGTTTTAAATTCAACAGCGGTAGCGTAATGCTACCGTTTTTTTATTTGCCTGAAACTAGTTCCAGATTAAAAAATCTTTAATTATTTTTATAAAAGTACTTGACGTACGTAAAGTATGATGATATAATGTAATCAGAAAGGAGGAAGATATGAAAGTATCAGAGATTGCTGAACTAATGGTAGCAACTGGAACCTTATTAACAGGGATCGCAAGTGTTATCATGGCAATAAAAAAAGAGCCGAAAGAACGCAAGCCGAGCAAAGCAAAGCGGTTCAAGTAAGGCTCTGGTAGGTCGGGGCGAAAGCCCCTTACACCTACCATGATTATATCATATCGGGCAATAAAATGAAATATTTACCAATTTTCACAATCGTATTTTTTATATTTCTGCTGATTTTAAAAGACAGACGGAAATAAGAGGATGGTTAAATGAGAGAACAAATAGAAAAGTTATTAGAATACTTGATGAACGACAAGCAATATGGTATACTATAATCAAGATAAGGGAAGAGAGATCAAAAAGATCTCAAGGTGAAATAAAATGAAAATCAATGGTCAAATTGTAATGTCAGCAAACGCTGGTATCAATATGAAAGATAAACTTATTAAACTTGCTAACAGCAAAGGTTTTACAGAAAGAAATACAGGGATCTTGATTGGTCAAGCGAACTTAGAAGAAAAAGGCCTTTACTCTTATATTGAAGATACAAAACAAGTATTAGACATTGAAGATTTTGACAAGTTCAATGAATTTGAAAAATTTGAATTTGTAGGCTTTTGTGGAAATGAAAATGTTTACTTGTACAAATAAGAAAGAAGAAAAATGATTACAGAAAACGAAATTGTAGCCCGTCACAAAGGTATCCGAGTAGTCCAACGAAAGGACGAAAGTTGGGAAGAATTTAAGACACGCATTCAATCTATCATAGATAAGCAAGGAGAAAACTACTTGACTCAAACCCAACCAGTAAGAGAAATCAAGAACAAAGGTACAAGAAATGTCCGCAGAACATACGTCGACATTCTACTCAAGGAGGGTGTCAAATGATTATTAACACAGAACGTGTCAGAATGGTCTTGTTAAACAAGGCCATCTCTGGCTATGCTCTTTGGAAAGCGACAGGGATTTCAGAGGGGTCTATCTCAAAATTGAGAAACGGCAAGAAACGTTTTGAGGACTTATCGCTTGAAACTATCATGAAGATACAAGCGTGGATAGATGCTGGGCACTATACTTTTAGTTATGATTATAGCGACTTGCTGGATGAATTGACCTCAGACATTGAGGAAGGATTGACGGGGGAATATCTCTATGTCGTGCGTGGTGAATATAACGAAGTTATGGAAAAACGCATGATTATCGACTACTATTATACTCCCGATGAAATCGAAGAAGGCGACATCGCTGAAAAGATGCTGACCGCTGCAGTCGTGGAAGAAATGCAAAAAGACGGTTCTATATTTTAA